CCTCCCCTTATAGGTATAATTGGGCAAAATGCTAAATCTTCGAGATCAGTCGGGGTTGCAGTGCTTTGTGCAATCTTGTTGTAGTAAATGCCTAAAACATTTGTAATCTCTGTTTCTGCTGCAGTACCTGTCCAGTTAGCATTCTCTAATTGAGTGCTGTAAGCAGTATCTATACCATTAGGTAAATCCCATGTAGGATCGCCAATAGAGGCTGTTGCAGTTACATAACAAGAAGACAAAGGAATGTCTCCATTCTCTGACTCAAACTGGTTAGCAAAGGTGTTATGTAAGTCTTTAGCAAATTCTGGTTGTACTGCATAAGGGTTTGCACCACCGTCAACATCATAGCCTAAAGTTGTTTCGCCACTAAATCGAAGCTCTAACTCACTAGGCATTGCAGAAGATGAAGGAGTTATGTCAATTTGTTGAATTGATTCTCCATTCACTGTAACCGTACTCTGGCTAAGCATAACCTTTGTACGAATATTATGATGCAAGACACGCGCGGATGTAGCCTGCTGTCCATTTCCAGAACCCAGCTCTGCCCAAGAATCGTTACTAGCCCAGGTATTGACATTATTACTAATAAACTGATAAGCAGTAGCCGGATTAGCGCCATCTGAAATTAAAGCCAAGTAACCTAAGCAACGCTGGTTTGCATTTAAGCTTTGAGCTTCAGCCAAGTCATTAAAGAATCCAATGCCTTGGACTTTATTCTCTCTTAAATCAAGAAGCGTATGTGTTGATCCCTCTCCTGTTGAGAGGCTTGTAGGAAATTGTACAGGCATTAGATTAACTCAATTGTTTGAGTTTGCGAGGTAATCGCGCTCAAGTTATTAAAAGCAAAGATTCTGTAGGGTACAGCTGTAGCGCCTGGATCATCAATCAAGTTCCAACCTGCAGCAGTTGCATCTATAGTATGAAGGCCTACTGATGTAAAGTCACCTGCACTCACCTGACCACCTATAGTATAATTAAGAGTAGTAGGAGTAGCTCCAGCCATACCGGGAATCATGAAATAGTGTCGGACATTTGTATTTCCCGACCAAGTCGATTGAACGTTTGCCCACTCACCAGTATAGTTTCCATTAGCATTTAGCTTTTGCAACGGTGTACCCACTTTATTAGCATGAACTAATGGTCCTACTGCTTCTGGAGTCGGCGTCGCGAGCACTGCTTGTAAGGTATTTAAGGCTAGTCCTTGTTCATTTACGTTTAACAGAAACGCAGGAACAGCATGATAGATATTTGCGTTAGCATTTAGGGTACCACCAGAGTCTGTAGGAATAGAAATACTCATGATCTTAGTGTTGTATACGTAATCAAAAGTAAAGGGAAGGTCAGATGTAGTCTTTCCTAAAGTGTTATCGGCTACAGTATCATAAGTATTAGATCCTGCAGTAACCGGAATACTAGTCTCTGTCAAAGCACCATCATTTCCAAAAGTCAAGGTTCCTGTATTAGAACCAATGACTCCTTCGCTGTCTGCAATAGAAAAACGGATGTTACCTATTGTAACCTCCTGACCAGCAGCGTACACGTTAGATTGACCAACACCTAAGGCTACATCGTTCTCATCGTACAGAGTAAACTGAGACAAGCCTAAGTCTGGAGCACCTGCGAACAAAGCAATGATGACTTCTTCAAGAGACGTTCCTGCCTCAAACGTAGTTCCGTCTGCTACTCCGCCAATACCTCCATCAATAGAACAAGTTAAGTCTTGTTCTAAAACTCCACCTCCGCTAGAAATCTGATCTAAGAAATCTGCAAGCTTAGGTTCATTACGTACTGACACAAGGTTTCCCGTATGGTCAGTAAACTTTCCGTGTTTTCTTGACATAGTGTATTATTTAAAAGCTTGAAGCTTGGCTTTAATGTCTTGTAGCATGCCACTGTTACGCTTCAGTTTTAAATGACGCACTGTTTGCTCTAAATCCTCTCCAAGGACCTCGTCTCCATAAAGATAAGTGTTGCCACTCTTTCTTACAACATTGGTATCTAAGCACTCGTTAATAAGAGCTACATACTCTAAGTTCTTGTCATTACAAACACGAATAAACTCAGCAGGATCCTCATCTACAAGCTCTTCTAACATAAGCTCTTTTTGATCCTGACTTTGTAAAGTGATACGCTTACCGTATGCACGCAAGACTTGGTCCATTTTAGGCTCATCCTCGCAAATTAAAATCAAAGATTTAAAGGCATCCTTACGTTGGCGAGTTTCAGCAACACGAATCTTTTCATCCTTAGCCGGATCAAAGAAATAGTAACGAGTACCAATACCTATACTGTCTTCAGCCTCTGCAACATGAGGATGTAAAGCTGCAAACCTAAACTTTACGTAATCCAAAGGAGCAACAGGCTCTCCTTCTTCGTTTAAAGAGATGTCTAACTCTATTCCATTTTGTGGAACTTCTATAGTAAGCTCAGCATAAAACCGGCGTACAGCATTAGACCATCCTGGATCTGCTGGACCTATGCCTAAAATGTTTGGCAAATACTTCTTTTGCTCATCTAGACTTAATCCTTTTACTAAGTTGCCCTGGCGGTCAAATACACTACCAACACGTCTTTTAGCTTCTACATAAACATCATCCGGAAGATTAGTTGTATTCTCCCGACGGAACAGGTAAACTGTTTTGGTACTCATTTCTATTTTGGGTTTGGGTTATCTGTATAGTTTTTAGGTCGAGCGGGTACCTGTGCTTTTTGTCCAGGTACTCGTTGTCCTCTACCTAAGGCATCGAAGCTCATGCCTAAGCATACTTCGTCCATGTTTCGTTTTTCGCACCTATGGCCGTTAAACTTTTTCATCCGCTACAACTTTCACAGTCTTCAGGACTATCAATGTTGCAAGTGAGCTCACCGCTGTCCTGCTTATCCTTGCTTTCTTTAACGCGATCTGCGTTTAAGAAGCTGATGTCATCCTCTTCGATAAACATCACTTTTTCTTCTTTTTTGATTTTGCTGTTCCGCCATAGCCGTATGCAGGCTTAGACTTACCGCCCATACCCATTTTTTTCATGGGCTTTTTTTTCATTGAAGGTTTCTTTTTCATCATAATGTTTAGCATTTCCAGCGTCTACGTGCCTGACGTATCCGTGAGTTAGGGTTGTTTCGAGTTTTAGCGCTGCTCCGCTTGAGCTGTCCCAACGAGCGAGCGCAATAGCTTTTACGGCGTTTAGCCGCTTTAGATCCTTTTTTAACTTTACCAGTAACAGCTGTCTTTAGCTTAGATCCAGGGTTTGCCTTTCGGTATGCCCTAACACCTTTAGCAGTCATGCCCGCTCCTGACTTTGTAGAACGATAGTTAGCGCCTTTACCTTTAGTTGTTTTCCTAATAGCTTTTTGTCGCTTCTTTTTAGCAGGCATAATTATTTTTTATTTTTTCTAGAAGCTCTTTTAGCTTTTCTTGCTGTTTTCTTTGCAGTTCTTTTAGCTTTTCTAGCAGTTTTTTTAGCAGTTTTTTTAGATTCTCTAAAATCTTTAGCTGAAGGAGCTCCTTTACTTCCTGCTTTTCTCATCGTTTCTCCGGATCCATTTTTAATCCGTTTACGTTTAGCATGAATGTTTGCGTATAGTCCTCTAGCCATAGTTATAAATTATTAAAGGATAAAAGGGGAGAGCCATAGTGCCCTCCCCATTTTATCAGATTGTTATTAGCTACGAATGCACTCCAAGTGGAGGCAGTTAGTAGCTCTGCGAATGCTAATACCAGCTTCTTTCAAGAAGTGGACAGCACTACCATCCACGTCAGTAGCACGCAAAGCGTTACCACCGAATCCAGGAGGTACAGTTGCACCAGCAACAGCCCAGCGAACAAGCTCCCGGTTCTTACGGGTAACCATGCTCACATTGCTCTCACCGTCATAAGTGCTCATATCGAGGAAGATCATCCGATAGCTCTCCAAAGGAAGGCCAGTAACAGGATGACGCTCACTAGCTAAAGCACGAGCACCGTGGTCAAACAAAGGCAAGTGGCGCACCGTGATGGTGTGTCCGTCGATGTGCTGGTACTGGGTGAAGAATCCACCGAGGCTCAGGTTACGACCGCTTCCGCTGATGAAGCTAGCAGGGTCGGTGTTCAGCACGTAAGCGCCGGTAGCCACCTCTTCCTTCATAGCGTTGTCAAACTCCTCCATACCACCGAGGCCGGTGAAGAGAACGATGTTCATCTGAGCAGCGTCAGAAGCTCCATAGAGAGCGTCACGCACAACAGACTTGAGCTTAGCAGCAGTGAGCTGGCTGTAGGTATCCACGTTAGGAATCTGCTCGAGAACACCGGAACCCACATAAGCACACAATCTACAGCAAAAAAAATATCTTGGTAAACGG